GTCAAAAAGCCATCACTTCTCTTAAATGAAAGAATTTTATTCTTCCCTTTAGAGATTCGCACTCAGGTATGCTACTTATCGTTAGTATGCTGTCTGAGCCCGTGAACCTAAAAGTTTTGTATACTCTTAGTCCAAGGTTGAGAGAAAAGAGTGGTAGTTTCCTCTTTGCTGTTTATCCCAGTGAAGGGATTCGGTAGATTAAAAGGCCGAGAAAAGTCTTAAGACGTCTCTTATGAAATGTCTGGCCCTGAAGGGAAAAAAAAGGGGGGATCGGGTCTAGCGTGATTGCTAGCTCCCTCTCTATATCTCTCGTACTCAGATGAGGAAAACCAGCATTGTATATCATATTTGATATCTTAAGCTCCTTTTCCCTTTCCGGTAATTCGAAAGAATAACGGTAGGTTTGGCAACCTACTTAAAGTAGATTGCCGAGGAAGGAAAATTACTATCACCACCTATATTGCTACGGAACTACTGTAAGGTAATTCGTAGGGTGATGAATCCAAGCCCGATCAGTCGGGGTGGTTTTCGTAAGATATAATTGTCACCCGTTCATGAGAATATTCAAATATCATGAATAAGCCGCGTTCCAGAAATGGTTCGAAAAAAAGGTCCTTAGCAAGGACTAGGAGTCAGAGGCGTAACCGATGGCAAGAGGGGGCTAATTGCAAATTAGCCGTCTTGTATATCGGTTGTTACCTCACCTGATTGATAAAATCAGCGACCTATACGGTCTGCCTGCGGCCCTGAATTTCAGGAAACCGGGATTAAAATTTAATTATAAATCATATTATGCAAAGTTTAAAAACTTTAAAGGCGAAAGCCAAATTCTACATATCACGGGTCTTAATAAAACCTCGAGATATTGGAAGCGATAATATAACTTATAACGGTTTTAATGGCATGCTACTTCGAAAGAATAGCAGGTTACTGGCTTCACAACTTAAAAAATTGTGTATACCAGTAGTTGGTTATATCAATCCAAAGTGAGATAAACGTATCTGACTCATTATTCGCTCATTCCAAGCTATCCACGACAAACAAGGTTTAGTCGGAACTGTAAAGTTCTTAAAAACTTGTTCGGTTGTTTTACAACAGTCGATAGGTGGTCATGTTGAGGTCGACTTAACATCTCTGGGTCCTCGAATTTCGAGATCCGGTGATGGTTTTCCTAGGGTTCTCCCGTCAGATTGACGGGATGATATTCGTTCGGGTAAACCTGAGGCTATCAGAATGGCACTGACATGCTTTGCTCTTTATCGAGAATTAACTATTCCCGCTAAACCAAAGTATTCAACCATTACTGATGGACCTCAGTTTCAACAGACCTTCATGGATGAACTGGAAAAATTTATTCCTACTTTTACTGGATTCTTTGTTAAGACAAAGAATATGAGTTTAGATAAGATAAAAATTTTTTCTATAATGAAGTCGTCACCTTTAACAAAAGGTGATGAGTCTTCAACATCTATGGAAGCCTTATTCCGAACTGTATGTCAGTGGAAATCTCATTATAAAGATTTACTTCCAATATTAGTTGAGTATATAAACTTAACTGATGGATGGTTTATTAAAAGTCGTTTTTGAACGATCTTTAAGGCCATCGATCCTTGGTGTGTAAACTTCAATAAAGGATTTCCAAAACTCCCTCTAGGGAAACTCGGATTCAAACATGAAGCGGCTGGAAAGATGAGAGTATTTGCTATGGTAGATCCTATAACTCAATGAGTGTTAAACCCTCTACATGAATTTTTATTCAGTGTATTGGCTAAACACAAAATGGATGGGACGTTCAATCAATTATCTCCTTTAAAAGAGATACCTTGAGGAACTGTTCCTATCTATAGTTATGATCTATCTGCTGCTACCGACAGGCTTCCTATTGAACTCCAGAAGAGATTGCTATCCTTCTTGTTTTCAAAAAGAATGGCTGATTGTTGAAGTCAGCTGTTAGTTGGTCGATCGTACTGAAATAGACTTAATGGTGAAAACCTTGTCTATGGTACGGGTCAACCAATGGGAGCCCTGTCAAGCTGAGCAATGTTAGCTTATACTCATCACTTTCTGGTTCAGTATAGTGCATTTAGATGTGGGTTATTCCCATTCAATGCATATGCTGTATTAGGGGACGACATAATTATTTGAAATTCCTCTGTCTCAAAATCTTATTTGAAGGTAATGAATGACCTTGGCGTTAAGATCGGTCTTGCGAAGTCAGTGATTTCTCCTAGCGGAGGATCACTGGAATTCGCGAAGCGAACTTTTTACAAAGGTATTGATGTATCTCCTATAGCATTCTCTGAATACAGAGCTGCTACAATGAGTACATCAGCTGCTGTTGAATTTTGTCGGAAGTACCGTCTAACCTTCTCAAAGCTTTTACAAGCTTTTGGGTGAGGTTGGCGTGTTACTTCAAACGTATTCACAACTGATAATTTACCTAAGAATTCTAGAATCCTTCATCTCTTTAACGTCTTTCGATACCCTCGTAGCGCTATTGACATTGTTAATAGGCTCTTGGTGGATCGATTAAGAAGGTCCGTTTACGGTCCTGTGTCTTATAACTGAGACACCGTTCTTGCCCAAGTGGACGTTGCATCTTTTCTTCGCTTTATCATTGAAGATATTGAGAAGACGATAGTGTTAGCAAACGAGCTGTATGAGGAGATCTCTGATGTGCGTGATAAAACGCATTTCAGTGATCCTTATCAGCAAGAATGGCAGGGTGTACAAGTATTCTCGTACGACCAGGCTATCGAACATTGAAAGATCTGTTTAAGACTTTTAATCCTCGATTCTAACCCGGATCTCCTTAAAAGGATATCCGAAGCTCCAAAATTATTAACCGGCTACAAAGCCGAGTTTAAGATGATGGAGATATATCTAATGTACATGTATGTACATCAATTTGCAACTGCCCGTAAGGACATTAATGAGATTGATGATTCTATTCATCCAATTCCCGGATTCATTAACATTTCCCACGATCGGTTGGTTCAACTAATTGAGCCAATTCTGAAGGTTAAGGATGATCTAGCTATTGCTAGATTAATGTTACATGAACGGAAGGATGAAGATCGCGAGTTCAAAGGAATTTCGAATAAGGAATTAACTAAAATTAGTTCCTTGTTCTCTTTAAGCGAAAAATGGGTCAGACCCTCAGGTCAACCGATTAGAGATAAAGAATTAAAAGATACTAATCATGTTTAATCCCATGGTTATATTGAGCACACGATTTGTGGCTCCATTAATTCTAAGATTTGCAGGTTTTGCTGTTTCTAATATAGCTATTAGATCAGTGATTGGATCTGTTGCTCCTCTTTTACTTAGATTACCTTTCAGAACGCTGTTACAAATTGCGTTCTGGAGATCTATCTATGTATCAGGGAGACAGATAACTAATCCTTCAGCTATCGGCGCAGTTACGAGTGCTCTCTCATTATTACCTGGAGTAACACCAGGTTTTATTGGATCACATCGTGGCGCGTTCGATTTACTGTTAAGGATAATCACTTGATTCTGATTGCTTTATAGTCAAGCAACCCTGTGAACTACTATATCATTTATGATACCATTCACTGTAACTGCATTATCGTTTTTCTCAGCTAACGTAGCTTGAGTATCTCCGATATTTAGTTATATAATTAGTGTTTTAAAATCGCTAATCCCTTCATTCTCTTGAGAATTATTCTATAGTGTGAGGGCTTTTATTGTTTCCGTGCTTATGCATGGAAGCGATATAGCTTCTTCACCTGTAGTTAAATCTACAATGACTTGATCGGTTAGTATTTTAGCACTAAGTGAATTCTGCTACCACTGAGTAAGCCCATTTATGAGCATAGATCAGTGAGTAGGAATTGCACAAGCAATTGGTAACTTAATGGAACCCATTATCCCTGACGTTTTAGTTAACGTAGCTAGCATCTTAGGTACTGCGCTGTTTGCAACAGCGTCGTTCCCTATAGCTGCTTTTTCGGTAATATTGCCGTATCTACATCACTATATAGCGATGATTCCCTACTCAACTTCTATTTGAACATTTGCTCAAATGGTTGGAGGGTATACTCTCCATATATTCCTGTAGAAGCTACTATTAAGCTAATCAAAAGGTTACTGGGATTATAGTATTTATCTCTCGTACCCGACCATCTCACTATGGTTGATAACTAACAAAAAAAATAACGTTAGTTATAACGCATCTGAG